CGATTTGCTAGGCCTAAGAAGCTGTGTGCTGCTAATAGACCATATTCGTTTAATTCGTCACCGTGTTGTGGTGTACCGTTTAATGTTTTGAAAACTGGAGCGCCGAATAGCTGTGCTAGCTCACGCTGACTTGTTAATAAAACTGGCTTGCCCGCTGTTGCCTTTGTTGTATAACTTGCAATACTTGTGCCGCCTGGAACTGTTTTGTCCTGTGCTGTTGCAAGAATAACTAAAGGTACAGTACCGTTGCCGCCTGATGCGTATGCGCTTTCGTCAACTACGCTGACTGCTACGCCTGGACTTACTAATGTTGGCATTGTTTTTTCCTTATTCTGAACCGACTGTCTCTATTCGGTGTTGAAAATATTTATCGGTAGATAAGGAAAACCGGGCTGATTAGCCCGGTGCTATTTAGCAAAAACTTTAAAAAAGTTAAAACGCCTGCATCTTATACTGTTTCGGCTGTAACTAGCATCTCAATGTTTTCGTATAAGTCTTCAATTGAGCTGTCGTTGTCTAGAACACAATCAAACTTTGAGCCTACCCAGCTATATTCACTAGCGTGAACTTCGGGAAAAGCTGTTGCCATATGATTAAAGCCCGTTATATTGGACTCTGCTGCTACATCAAACCATTCTGGATCTGGACCGCGTTTAATGCGAATTACTTTGCCGCCCTGATTACGAATAGCTTTGATTTCATTAGGAAAGCGAACATCACTGATAACAATGTTATCTTGTGTTTTGCGAATCTTGTTTTCTAGGCTGGCAATCCAGATATCATCGTGGAAGTTCATCCTACACACTTCGGTACCCCATTGCTGTAGGACCCATCGTGGAGTAATATCCATACCTAGTCGTTCGCTCCACCAATCATCACGTTCTTCTCGCCAGGCCCTAGCTTGCTTCGTTTTGCCTTCTAGTAGAACACGATCCCAACCGAATACGGCTGCTACTGCGTCTTTAAGAGTTCCTGCAAAGCTGTCTCGTCTAAAACCGTGAAAGTTAACCAAATAATCTGCGGCAGTATCTTTACCGCTGCCTATCAAACCTACAAAACCTATTACTTGTGGCATTTTATTTCCTTATGAGTTTAATAATCCAGTACCCTGTGTCTAGTTGGTACCAGGCTTTTGAAAAATTAACACTGTATGACTCGTGGTGATTTTTGTGTAAGCAGCTACCGCCAAATACAGGACTTAGTAATGCAGAGTTATAAACCTTTCCCGTAGGCGAATGGAACAAACAATTCAAGCTAGTTTCCATTAAAAATACAGTGAACATAGCTAGTGCAATACTTGCACACACTACAGGGCTCAAAAAATAAGCAATTACTAGAGTTACATACGGTAGTATAAAAGATAATTTTTCTATAGTCAACGTAACATTGTCCTTATACAAGTCTTTAACGCTGGCTAACATTTTAGGTGTAACATCAAATGTGTAGACCCAAGAATACGCAGAGTGGATGAATCCGTGTTTAGGACTGTGCGGATCTAAGTCAGTGTCACTATGTTTGTGATGCTGCCTGTGTACTAGGCTCCAACTAATAGGGCCTCCGATTATTGCTAAGGTGCCGAGATAGCCCATAACAATTTTCATCAATTCACTTGTCTCAAAGCCTTTATGAGAAAAGTATCTATGGAAGCCTACACTAATACCAACAGTCTGGATTAAAAATACGCTAACTAAGAAAGTAGCCAAGTCTATGCCAAGCATATATGCACCCACTATAGCAAATATACTAATAGGTGCGTGAACTGCTAGTGCATAGACTGCTGATACTCTCACGAGAACTGTTCCTCTAACCAAGGCTTGCAAGCTGTCCAACTACGGTACACGTGAGCTCGACCTTTTGCATTAATCCATTCTTCGCAGTTGACTGTCCTGTCGTCGATTAGAATGTCGCCGGGGCGGCAGTGCATCCACTTTTGGTTACTGAACGGTCCGATGAATACAGGAATATCAGGGAAGTGTTGCTGTCCCCAGAATACTTTATCTTGTACTGCCCAGGGCATATCATTTTTGTGCGGGATAGCAGTCAAGAAGTAAAGCCCGTCTATCTTCTCATCACGGAGCAAGGCACGACAATAGTTAACTAACTCTAGTGCACCTTCTTTTAACGGAAGTTTGCTGTACATCCTGGGGTCGTCTTTAAGTCTACGCCAGGTAGTGTCTGGCAAGATCTCGCCCTCTTTCCAGTTTGGTTCTCTAAGGTATGCCCTAGCATACCCCATCCAATCTGCAATTACGTCGTCAATGTCTAAGTATATTTTCATAAAAAAGCCCTATGCACTAATTTAGCATAGGGCCCAGTTAAAAGTCAATCGGAATTAACCTATAACAAAGGTATAGCCTGTTCCACCTTCAATATAGTTCTTCAATTCTTCTTCTAGCTTTTCAATGTCTGCGTTTGCTTCTTGTATCAAGTTAGCACCGTTTAGCTGTGCTCCGCCGCTTGGGCCTGCAATTTGGCTAAACTTACTACGTGCTTGTCCAAGAATTAATTTAGCCTGAGCTAGTGCATACGCCCTAATCCAAGGACCTGCATAAGTGTCCTCAATAAGACTGTTGTCGGGGCGGATCATATAAACGTGCATAATAACACTGTCCTCTACACGAACGTTTCTGTGTATAGTTAGCTTGCGGCTTTGTGGTAGCCAAGTAAACTGTACGTGAGCACCAAACATTTTACCTAGTGTTTCGCGGTAGCTACTGTACAATTCAAATGTTAGTAAGCCGCCCATTTTGTGGCTTTGTAGCAAGTAAGTGTTTAAGAAACCTGCTTCAAACGGTTCGATGTCTTGGCCAGCACTAGCAATGCCGCCTGCTACACGACGATACAATACTCTAACTTCTTGTATCTCTTTCGGTAGTTGGTACTCACTTTGTCCTTCTACTAGGTTTAGAACAACGAACGCTTCTTCTACACTTCTAGAACTACGCTGTCTAATCTTACCTAGCGCAATATCAATAGCCTGGTTATAATCTTCGGGGTCTAACTCAACGTCGACCATACTTGCGCCTAGTGAGCGCTCGATGCTTTTAATTAAATCGTCTCTAGCTGCCATAACAGTTTCCTAATAACTGTATTTATAGCAACTAGAGACCTAGTCTGCTTACTTGACTACTTTAACGATTAGAGTGTCTTCGTTCAGGCGACCTGTTAGCTTGACTTCTACTGCATTGATACCGTCCATAAACTTACGGATTTGGATCTTGCCCGCAGTTAGCAGAGCTTTTAGCTGTTCTGCTGGCTTACGCAGAGTCTTTGCAACACTCTTAGCTTCGTCAAAGCCAGTTAGGCTAGTACCCTTAACGTTAATTGGACCCAGGGTAGCATCTGCAATGTACTTGCCTAGCTTGCGTGTTTTAGTGTTAAACACCCATACTTCTGTTGCCCCGACCATTTGTGCAGGGTTAACGCTAGTTACCTGCAAGGCTGTATCCGCCTTCATATACTTGACCTTAGATACAATCTTTTCAACGCTCTTGGCCTTCGCCTTTCGTGGCTTCTTAACTGCCTTCTTAGTAGTAACATAGCTTTGGCAATCTGCAACTACAGACTCAAAAAACTTGATCACTGCCTTGAGCTTAACTTTGCCAAAGTTAGAGTACGCTTCCTTGAGTTCTTTATCGTCGGTGTTTTGCACTTCGGTAAACTCGGCAATACGCTTGTTAGCAAAGTCAACAATCTTGCCCACTTGTGCCTGCGGCGTGTTGCGCTCTTTAAGCAGTGCGAACGCATTAGCCTTAACGTTAGTGTCTGCTACAAAATCGTCAAATCGGCCTTCTAGCTCGCCTAGTGTTTCAGCAGTCTTCTCGCGCAAGAAGTCCTGGATTGTGGGCTTTTGCACTACTTGTTCCGGAGTTTTAATCTTAGGCTCAGTGTCAGCAATAATGGAGGCTTCGGCTTCTCGAATCGCTTTTGCTAGCTTTTTCATTTCGCGATAAGAAGCAGGATACCCCATAGTAATCATACGAGCTAGCCAGCCGTAAGTAGAGGAGATGTCTAGCTTCTTTTGACTCTTAAACTTCTTAGCAAGGTCTCGGCGCTTGGGCTTAGAGTTGAGCCAGTATACGAGAAACTCTTGCGCCTTATCTGCCCCGTACAGATAATTATACCAGTTAAAGGCTCGCATTGCATCTACTTGGCCGTAAGTGTTACCCTGGACCCAGACTGGCTCATCACCTGTAAATTTAGCGTCTGAGCCGCGGTTGATAATTTGACCTTCTACTGATGCTTTGCGAGTTGCCATACTGTTTCCTTGCTGTGAGTTTGATATTATATAGTCAATCAGGCAATAAAGTCAAATAGGTAGCCGTAAGAGCCATCGCGGCTCATTTGGACTTTGTTGCTGTAGTCTTTGTTCAGACGAGCAAGCACCTTCTTTGCTTCTGCTTCGGAGCAAATGACACTCAGTGTACCGCAGAAGAAGCTAGCGGCGTTGTCGCTCTTCAAAATCTTTTCAACTTTGTTCAACACTACAGTTTCGAAACCCATTGCGTTCTCCTGTTTTGTTACGCTATGAATGTATTATAGCACTTTTGGATTTATTGAGCAAATTTTGGCTCATTCTTCAGGGAAGCCATAGCCCCCGCGGCAACTGCCGTCATATGGCTGGATAACAGTGTATACTTTAGTATTATCTTTTTTCCACTCGTCGTAAGCAAAAGAATGGGCCCAGGCTAGGTTGTCGTGCTCAAACAACACTTTAGATTCGTCGTAGCTCCAAGGATCGCTTGCATCACTGCACTCAAACACTTGATAAAAGCTCTTAGGATAGTTGTTCATCCGATGCCCTTTGTTGCTTACTATACCATTATTATAGCACTTTTGGATTTATTGAGCAAATTTTGGACAACTGCGGTCAAGGTAAATACACTATAAAAAGGATTATTCTTATGGCTCGTTTATCGCTATGGAAAAATTATAAAAGCAAAGACTATTACTTCCTTGACCGCACTGTAAGAGAACAGTTCGAAATAGGAGGCACAGGTATCTTCATTCACAAATACACCGGGCCAGTAGAAGCAGACGGGGTAGTAAATCCTGACGAATT